ATAAACTCAGGTTACAGAGATCCTACACATCCTATTGAGGCTAGGAAGAAAGAGCCAGGAGCACATGCATCAGGATATGCTTGTGATATTGGAGTTCGAGGAGCAGATGCTTTACAAATTATAAGTATTGCATTACAACTAGGATTTACTGGTATAGGTGTAAATCAAAAGGGAAGTGGTAGGTTTATTCATTTAGACATATTAAATGATACACCTCAAAGACCTAGACCTACTATCTGGAGCTATTGATGAATATAGAACATGCAAAACAAGTAGTAGATGGCTTATCTATGGCTACTGTAGTAGGAGCACTTGTAGATTTATTACCTGCTATAGCAGCCATATTTACTATTGTATGGACAGGTATTCGTATTTATGAAACTAAGACTGTACAAAAGTGGTTAGGTAAAGATAAGAAACGAATAATTGTTGAAGATGAGTAAAGACTATGACTATAGCAACGAGACTAAATAACAAACAAAGAGAAAGAATAGCCAGAAATATTGTTGGTTATAATGGGCCAATGTCTGGGTTTAATCAATTTTTAGAATCTGACCCAGTTAAAAAATCTATATACAACAATGCTATTACTCAAATAGACGATAAACTTGCGATTAAAAAAATGAAAGCAGGGGGAGTGATAGATAACGTAGTATCAGACTATCATGGTCAAAGGGAGTTTGTAACAGGTAAAGGTTTTGTAAATACAAATCCTGCTATGGCACAAAGATATGAGGCATACAAAGCAGGAACTACAGATATATTTGGAGATGTTAAAAGCAAACCTAAAGTTAAAGAACAGACACCTCTACCAAAAACAGCAGTAGGAACTTCGGATGTATCTGCTCCCTCTGTTCTTAGCCAAGTTCAGGGTAATGTTCCTACTTCGTATGTAACAGGTAATGGTTTTGTAAATACATCAACTGCGACAGCACCTACTAATACTGGTACTCAACAAACTGTAGCAAAAGCTACAGAGCAACAAATAGGAGATTTATTTAGAAGAGTATTAAAAAGAGATCCCTCTAGTGGTGACATAGAAGAATATAAAAAGTATGAACCAGGTCAAGTTGAGAAATTTTTATTGGCTAGTAATGAATATAAACAACTATTACAAAAAGCACCTACTTATACAGATGAAGAGGTTTCTAAAATAGGAACACCTACTGAAGAACAAAAAGTAAAGTTTACTCCTATAGGAGAAGAAGCAGTATCTACTATAGCAGGTGCAAGTCCTGTAGCTACATCCACAGTTACTGAGCCTACTAAAAGAGATGCTGTAACTATAGACGATACAGAATTAACAGAAACAGATGTAAGAACAGAGGCAGATAAATTACAAGCTCAGACTGGAGTAGTTAGTGATAATGCTCAAGCTACAGCACAAACAGTGATTGCATCGGACACTGCTATTAAAGATGTAAATGCAGCTATATTAGAACAAGCTACTCAAGTAACAAGTGTTCCTCCTAGAACACAACAAGCTGATGAAATGGTGTCTGGCCCTGCTGTAAAAATGGCAGAAGTAGAATTAGCTTTATCAAAAGCTAAAGCTGCACAGTTAGACATTACAGAAGATATGACTATTCAAGGACAGTTAAATAAATTATTAACTGACTTTGATGCAGGTAACCCCCCTCCTTGGGCTTCTGGGAGTATGAGAGCAGCCACAGCAGTTTTAAATCAAAGAGGTATAGGTGCATCTAGTATGGCAGGACAAGCTATCATACAGGCCACTCTAGAGTCTGCAATACCTATTGCTGCAGGGGATGCTAAAACTGTCTTTGAAGCAGGGGTGCAAAACCTTAGTGCTAGACAACAGGTTGCAGTATTAACTGCTCAACAAAGAGCACAGTTTTTAGGTCAAGAGTTTGATCAGGAGTTTCAAACCAGAGTATTAAATGCAGCCAGGATAGCTGATATTGCTGACATGAACTTTAATGCAGATGTACAGATAGCATTAGAAAATGCAAGGCTTACACAGACAGTAGACTTAGCTAACTTAAATAATAGACAAGCACTTGTAATCGCAAAGGCAGCACAGATTGCTAATTTAGAATCTGCTAATTTAAGTAATAGACAACAAGCAGAGATACAAAATGCAGAAGCATTTTTAAAAATGGATTTAACAAATTTAGATAATAAACAACAAACTGCATTATTTAAAACACAACAAATTGTACAGTCTTTATTTACGGATGCTGCAGCTGAAAATGCTAAACTACAGTTTAATGCATCTACAGAAAATCAAGTAAATCAATTCTTTGATTCTTTAGATGCAGATGTTAAAAAATTTAATGCCCAACAAAAAAATGGTATGGAACAATTTAGAGTGTCAGCAGCAAATGCTATAGCCGAATTTAATGCTAATGTAGAAAACAATAGACTCCAGTTTAATGCATCAAATGGTTTAGTTGTTAGCCAAGCTAATGCACAGTGGAGACAACAGATAGCTACAATAGATACTGCTTCTCAAAACCAAGTAAATCAATTTAATGCACAAAATGCTTTAGCTGTTACTATGAGAGAGTATGAAAATGTTTGGCAAGAATATAGAGACAATATAGAATTTGCATGGAAGTCTGGAGAGACTGCATTAGAAAGAGAAAACAATCTTGCTATTGCACAGTTAAGTAAAGAAGCAGCCATTGAAGCTGCAGAGTTGCAAAAAGATGGAGACTTTTATGGTGCTATAGGTGCAGCAACTGCTTCTATGGGAGGTGGTCTAATTGATTCATTCTTTAGTTGGTTAAAAGGTGGTGGAGGTTCTGGAGGACAACAACCAGGTCAACAACAGCAACAATCAACACCAACACAACCTGCTCCAGTTGATCCAATTGATGATCCAACTATTACGATTGGGACAGGAGGAGGAGACACTGGTGGATTTACAGGGTCAAGCCCAAGTACTCCGACAGGGCCAGTAACAGTTCCAACAGGAACAACAGGGACAGACACAATTGGCCCAGAGACACCAACAGGATTAGATAAAGCACCTTCTGGTTAATTTTAAGTAGGATATAGAATGAAATTATATAAAAACTATATGAAGTTTATTGAAAAGCAGGTTCAAGAAAAAATGTCTGCTCCTAAAAAGAAAGAAAAACTTTCGGATACAAAAGGTTTTATGACTCCTAAAACAAAGTCTAAAGTAGAGAGTATGCTACCTAAAGATGATATGGATACTATTGTAGACACAATTGTTGAAATAAGAAAACTTAGAAATAATTTAAAAGAAACAGGAGATAATACAGATGGCAGATCCTAATTTCTTACAAGGGCCAATACCAGGTATGTCTTTGGTTACAGAACCGGGGAATAGACCGTGGGAAAACCCCCCAATGCTTAATACTGTAGAAGAAGCTATCAGTTATTATAATGAAAAATTAATGGACTCTAATGTAGAGGATGCAATTTTATTAGCACTAGACAATATGGTTTCTGTAGAAGTAATGGCTGACTGTCTTATTACATCAAGCACTATGAATGGAGTACATAGTTTAGATGTAGGATTTTTAGTTAATCCTGTGCTTAGAGAATTAATTATGTTTACTGCTGACTCTGCAGATTTTGATTATATTAAATCTTATTCTGAAAGAGAAGAGCAGAAAAGAATACCTTACAGATTTTTAAAACCTCTTGTAAAAGAAGTTCTTAATGAAGAAAAACCTAAAGTTGTTGATACTGAAATTACATATGAAACAGAAAACAAAGGTTTAATGTCAAGACCACAAAGGATAGAAAATGAGCTTTAAACAATTTGTTACAGGATATCTTCAGCAAAAAGTTAAAACTGCTGAAGAAGCAAAGAAAGATTTTGCCGAAACTATTTCGTCTAATTTAAAAGTATTTTTATCTTCTTTACAAGATAAGCAAAGTGCATATGTAAAAGAGATGGGATCTGCTAAAACTAGACTGACAGAGATTACTAACTTAGAAGGTGTAGAAGGTTTTAGTGGTGCAGAATTAGCAGCCATAGCTTTAAATCCAGAACTAACAGAACGAGTTAAAAAGAATATTACTAACCCATACATAAGAAATAAAATTACAGAAGCAGGAATGTTTATACAAAATAGTGATAAAGATTTTAAGAAAACTGGAAATCTTAGTGCAGAACAATACATTGATTTAGTTGTAAAAAATAGACTAAATGATATATATCCAAATAAAAATATGATGCTTTCAAATTTAGAAGAATTAACAGATGATGATTTATTTACTAAATTTGCTGTTAAACCTTTTGTTAAAAGAAAAAGTGCTCTAGCAAGAGCTAAAGCTGAAGAGTTTAAGTCTATGTATGGTTTTGATACAAAACAAAAATTAGATGTAGACCCAGCAAAATTCCGAGTTAGACCTGGTATATTTGATGCTGAAACTAATAAAGAAAAATTAGAACAAGAACAAGATAAATTAATAGCACAACTTGATAATATCGAAGAGCCTTCTTCTACAAAGGGAATGATAATAATGGATAAGTTAAATAAAATAAATTATAATTTATCTTTATATGATCCAAAAACAAAAGACTTATTTAGTAATAGCTTTATAAGAACTTTAGCAAAAGAAAATATTAGAAGAGAAATAGATAATAGACAATTAAGTATTGGAAAAGGGCAAGAAGTTACACTTATATCTGATGGATTTGGGGGTTATGATTATCAAATAACAAATCCAAAATTAAGAGCTGAAGTTTATGGAGTTGCATTTAATGAAGCAATTAATAATTTAAAAAATATTTATAAAGATTCACCAGGGTTATTTACAAAAGATTTAGCAAGACGATATGTTGGTATATATAATTCTATGTTTGGTGTAAATAGAGATATAGACTACTTTATGAAACAAATAAATCCTTCTGGTTTAGCTAGTAAAATAGATAATACTACTGGAGGTGGAGGAGCTAAAACTGTTCCAGTTAAAACACCTAAAGTAATAAAATTAACTGGCAATGCTGAAAAATTAAGAAATAGATTAGCAAAAGATTTGGCAAATAAAACTAAAACCGCAGATCAAATTAGAAAAGAAGTTGCTGAAGCTTTTAGAAAAGGTCAATTAAATAATCAAAACGAAGCTAGAGATATACTTAGATCATTGGATATTGTTTAATGAAAAACGTAAACGAACAGACTAATTCACTACTATCTAGTTTAAATGTGCCTGATGCAGATCAAGCACTTATAGATATGGCTTTAGCAGGGAGTGTGGATAGTGTGGCTGAAAGAGACGATCCCGATACATTTAGTGTAGATGAAGTTGTTAAAGATCGTACAAAATTTAATTATGTCAAAGATTATATGGAAGCTCGTTTGCAAAATGATGGAATACAACAAGAAGATGAATCAGATGAAGATTATGTAGATAGGTTTAAAACACATTGGAGATGGGTAACTAGCAATATGACTTTTGGTGGTTATCCAGAACTAGTATGGACACAAGGTGCAAGTGAAGAAGATAAGTTAAAAGCACTAAATGCTCATGGACTATTTGAAGAAATGGCTCCTATGTATGAAGAAGGAGGAAAAGAATTATTAAGAGGTTTATCTACATACATAATAGCAGGTGGCCTTGATCCGTTTAATTATGTAGGCCCAGGTGTAGCTAAACTAGTCGGAGGCACTTCTATAAAAGCAGCAAACAAGATAGTATTAGACAATGCTAAAACTAGATTGTATGCTCGTAAAAAAGCTTTACCATACGATCCTACTAAATTAGCAAAGCAAGAAAAAAAATTAGTTAGAACAGCAAAAGCTAAGTCTTATACAGCAGGTGCTATTGGTGAAGGTGCTGTTGCTCCTTTAGCTGTGACTTTAGAAAATCAATTAAATATTGCTAGGGGTGTAGAAGAGGAATTAACTGCTACCGATTTTGTATTTCCTACACTAGCATACATGTTTTTAGGAGGTATTGGTACTGGAGCAACAATAAGACCAGGACAAACTTTTGATCCTTCTATATCTAATATTTTTAGTTTAGGGTTTTCTGATAAAAGCCCAGAAAGTATTTTAGATGATAAGTTAGCAGCTTTAAAAAATAATCCTAATAGAGTTAATTCAGAAATAGAAGAAGCCATTGCTGAATCAAATGATGCAGTTTTAAAATTATTTGACCCTGTAACTGGCGATAGATCTAAATTAAAAGAGTTAAGTCCTGAGACTATTTTAACTATGCCAGAAGTTAAAAATGAATTTGCTAAAATATCTACCAATATAGCCAGAGCATTAATAGCTTCTGATCCATCTAAGTATACTTTACCTGGTAAAAAAGAACCAGGTTATATTTCTAATATGGTAAACAATATCTTAATAAATATTGATACTGTACCTGATGATGTTTTAGAAAGTGCCATGACTAAATCGGGAACATCAGCAAAAGATTTAGTAACTATGTTAGATTCAAAGTTAAAAGAAGTAGGATTAACTATGGAAGATTTTGCTAAAGCATCTAAACAAACTACGACAGATGCTGCAGCTAACATGAATGCATTTTCTAGGGTAGCAAGGCTTGTAAACAAAGCAGCCAAACAAGACCCTGAAGTAGAAACAGCTTTAAAAGTTTTATCGGGAGATATAAATAATCCTTTGTATACTTCTAAAGTATTATCAGCACTTCAGTATGGCGAAAGAAATATGAAAGTGTTGTTGACCACAGCTTTTTCAACTACTGTCCGAAATGTTATAGGTACAGGAACAAATCTAACAATAAATACAATGTCAGACTTGTTTGAAAACTTTACATATTTAGCAGGAAGCACTGCTTCTAAAATAGCTAGAGGAGACATATTAGAAGCTACTAAAGAATTAGGCCCAGGTCTAATGGATGTAATTAAAGATTCATTTTTAGTGTATTACAAGTTAATAACTCCTGGAAAAACAAATGCAGAAGTAGAAAAATTATTAGAGTTTAATCCTAGATTCCTCAATCAATTAAATCAGGCAGTACAGGAAACAGGTAATAAATCTTTAAGCCCTATAGTTAGATTTGCTAATGGCATAAACATGGCTCAAGATTCTTATTTTAGAAAAGCAATATTTATGTCTTCTGTAGTAAATCAACTTAAAAAAGTTAGAGTTGATGCTGCAGGTAAAATAGTAGCAAAAGGAGGTAAACCTTTAGATGTATATGACATCATGGCAAATAACAAAGCCATACCTCCTGAAGTGTTTCAAAGAGCTGCAGACGATGCAATGAAAACAACTATGGCATATAGGTTTAAAAAAACTCCTGGTAGTATTGTTGATAATAAAGGACGAAGGCAAGAAGCAGAAGATTTTTTTGAAGGGACTACAGCAGCAGGAGTAGAATTTTTAGAGAGAGTTCCTGGTTTTAGTTTAGCCATACCTTTTCCAAACTTCATGGCTAATGCTATGAGACAACAATATAGACTTAGCCCTTTAGGAGCAGCTTCAGGTGTAGAAGATATGATAGGGGCATTAAAATTTAGAGATAAAGATCCTCAGAAGTTTGAATTTTTTATGAGAAGAGGTCTTAACAATGTGGGTAAGTCTGCTACAGGCATGGGAATACTAGCCTATTTTACATATCATGCTGCTGAAAATCCTGATATGGAAGCCGGTAAATTAATGCTTGATGATGGACAGACATACGATTTACAAGGAGTGTTTCCATTTAATGTTTATTCTCAACTAGGTAGATTTATAGTTGACAGTGGTTTATCTCCTTTTGAAGGTAAAACAAAATCAATACCTAAATTAACATTAGATAATAATGCACAGGAATTAGTAGAAAATATTTTAGGTATTCAAAGAACAGGTGGATCTACTCATTATCTACTAGAGCAGTTACAAATTGTTTTTCAAAATGTGTTTGAAGAAGGAGGTGGCGATAGAACAGTAGATAATGTATCTATGGCTATGGGTAAATTTATAGAATCCATAACTGGTAGAGCTATACAACCTACTAAAACAGTATTCGATTATATGCAATCCCTCTTTCCAGATTCTCAACAAGGTAGAGATCCTAATATAATAGATCCTTTTGATGAAAAGTATACAGTTAAACCTGAAGATGTACCTCCTCAACCAGAGGAAGGTTTTAGTGCAGACAGATTAGCTACTTTATTTAAATCAAACTTTAACATATCACTAGATGTAGCTGAAAACAGATTGTCTAATAAAGTGCCTATACTAAAAGAAAAGTTACCATTAGCTAAACAATACTTACGAGAAGGAGCACCTAGAAGGTTTGGTATTTTTGAAGCTATGGCAGCAGGAAGGATAGAACCTCAAAGAAATGAATTAGAAAAATTATTTAATAGGTTAAGAATTGAACCTTTTAAACAGTTTCCAAGAACTAATTTTCCGATGTATGATAGGTTAGTTGTAATTCAAGCTTTACCTGAAATAGAAAAAAATATAAACAGATTAAGAAAAATTAAAATAGAACAAGACGGAAAATTAATTAATTATTTTGATAACATATCTCCTGATGATCAAAGATTAAAAGTAATTCAAGAAACAAAAAAAGCAATTGAGGTAGCAAAGACTAATTTAATAGAAGACATCGGTACTATTGATCCAAACTTTAAAGAAATAATAGGATTTTTTGAATTTTATAATTTACCTACGGATACACGAAAAAAAATTAACAGGTATTATAGTAGACAAAATAATGGATTAGCTATTGAAACAACTAAAGAATTTTCTGCTTATAAAAAATACTTACCCTTTATAGATAATCCCCCCACAACACAACAAATGGATAGATTATTTCCTAAAAAATAATTATCTCTTTAATAAAAAAGGGGCCGAAGCCCCTAGTTTAGTTAGCCCTTAAAATCTTTTGCCCTATACATTTCATCTGTATGTTTAGGATCGTAAGTTACATAATCAGAATGAAACTCTATAGTCTTTACTACAGGCATTTCCAAAACTCCTGAGTGTGTAGATTCACTATACACACCCTGCCCTACTGCTTTAGGTTTTTTAGTAACCTTATGTGAATGATATGTAACTCTTAAGTATTCATTTAAAAGCTTATCATTTACCACTCGTGAAACTACTTCACCTAGTTTAGGGAACTCCTTAGTTAAGTCTATAACTTTACCAGGAACGTGTAGGATGATTCTGACCTCATCCTGGGGTGCCGTCTTCTTGCCCGTCATAATAAACTCCTCAAAGTTAAATGAAAGAGATTTATTTCCCTCTCTCTCATAAAGACGAAATAAGAATGACGATTCTCAAAAATTTATGCAGCTATTTTTTCTTTAGTTGTAGACCATCCCCAATCACCTACCATCCCAGAGGCATTGTAGTCCGTCACAACGCCCTCAAAGAAGTTCTTGAGGGTATCACCCCCAACAATCCAATCGAGCCACTCTAGGGGGTTCTCCTTGACTTTAAAGTTACCTTTCAAGCCTAGCTGTATCAATCTTCTATCAGCTATGTATCGAATGTACTGTTTTACATCATCTGCTGATAGTCCCTCAACTGCTCCCATCTCAAATGCTGTATCTACAACAGCATCCTCTAGGGCTACACCATCTCTAAACATCTGATATATCTCTTTTTTAAACTGATCATTGACTATTCTAGGGTGTTCCTTACAGTATTCCCTGAATAACTTAACCATGCCTTCACAGTGCATTGTCTCATCTCGTACAGACCACTCTACAATCTCACACATACCCTTCATCTTACCGTACCTTTGATAGTTTAAGAGCATTACAAAGGCTGAGAACAGGGACATACCCTCATTCATTACAGATCGAGCAATAGCTTTGCCTAGTCCTGCAACTGAATTAGTATCCATGTCTGTCATAAATTCAATCTTATCTCTCATCTGCTCATACTCTAAGAAAGCAGAGTATTCTTCTTCAGGTAATCCTAAAGTATCATTAAGTAGTGCATAACTGCGTTGATGCACAAACTCTCTATTTGTAAAGCTAGTCAACATAGCTCTAATCTCATTGTTCTTAAATTTTTGTATATAATGCTCCAGATAATTTGTACCCACGGCTACATCACTCTGTGTAAACAATCTAAGTATCTGAGTGATATGATTCTTTTCTTTGTCAGTCAATTTACCAGATTGCCATTGAGCTACATCATCCTGTAGTTTACATTCCCATTCCCCCCAATGAGCTTTCTCTGACTTGACAGCAAATTCAACTGCCCAAGGATATTTAAATGGTTTATATACTTTTGAATGTTCTGTAAGACTCATACTTGCTCCTCTCATTTGTAAGGGAAAAAAAAGGGGTACTGGACGTACCCCAAGAACTTAGGAAAAAACATGAAAAACATGTCAATTAAAGTATACTCTGTTTTACACAAAAACTATACTAATTCAAGACTTTTTTTTACGGTTATTTCTAGATCGTTTATCTTCCTCATATTCGACTAAAAAGTTACCCCCGACTGTGTACCAATCTAGTACAGGTCGTAGGGCTTTTTGCATCTTCAAAAGCTGTGCAAGATCTTCTTGCTGTATTTCTGTTAGAGGGACTCTCGAACCTACCTTATATTCTTGTATTTCTTTTTCTATATCCTCATATGTTTGTTTTAAAGATTGCTTTGTAATTTTAGTCGATAGAACTTCATCTATCTCAATTAACATTACAGTACTCCATCTCCTGTGTTGTAAATTCCAGTAGTCGGAGATGTCTTTTTAGGATCTACAATACTTATCTTTCTTCTTTTTTTAATCCATGCTTTAGGAATATGCAAATGTGCATTACTATCAGGCAAAGATATTGTAGATGCAATACACACTGCTTTTTTATTCTCTGCTATTAAAAACCCTACGGTAGTAACCTTTGCAAGTTCTGGTTGCAAATCATCTCCATACCACCCTGCCTCTGCTTGGGCATCTTCCCACTCTATTATCTCTACTTTTGTAGAGTCTATTGGTTTTTTAGTTTTAACTGTCTTGTTCGTTGTTGTCTTGATGAACATTTTTTGGTAACTCCACTAGTTTTAATTTATCCAACGGCACTTGAAAGAACATTTCACCCGATGGCACATACTTGTTTGGTACTTCTACTACTGGCGATGTAGCCACATCTTCACCTTTGATATAAAAGGCATACTCCTGTTCATTATTAAGGATGAGAAAATGTGTCGGCTTATCGTACTTATCTTTGTCCAAATACTTAGCTTTTCTGTGTGGTATCTGGCAAGTTTTGTATTTAAAGTCTTTACCTTTCCATGCACGTTTAATCTCCATTTCACAATAGTATACTCCATCAACAACTAGATCAGGCCCATACCTATCTGGATTATCTATAGCAACTCTATCTAATGACTTCCAGTAGGCTTTACCTACTTTTCTAGCAAGTTTATCGTTTTGTTTGAATAATGTGTAATCAAACTTTTTTCTTTTATCCATGACAGCTTATACACTCCTCTGCATCTTTTAATGCTTGACGTTTAACTTGTGTACCTACTTTTTCAGCTTGATTCCCAGATGAGGTACGAAGATAATACAGTCCTTTTAAGCCACTTTTCCATGCTCGAATATGAACAGAGTTGACATAACTCTTATCACTTCCTGCAGGAAAAAATAAATTAACAGATTGTCCTTGACATATATACTTTTGTCTATCCGATGCGTGTTCGATTACCCACTCTTGATTAAGTTCAAACGCAGTTTTGTAAATATCTTTTTCAAAATCTGAAAGATTATCAAGATGTTGAACTGAACCCTCGTGGTTAATAATACTTTTCCATATAACATCATTATTCATATTATATTTATCTAATACGTTAGACAAATATTTATTTTTAATTAAGTGCGATCCTGCTCTCGTCCTATGCACATACGCATTCGATTTAATAGGTTCGATACTAGCTGTACACCCACATATAATACTGCTATTGGCATTAGGAGCAATAGCAAGAAGGTGTGCGTTGCGAAGACCAGTACCATAAAGATCACCTGGAGAACCACGTTCTGTTGCAAGTAACTTTGTTTCCAATAAGGCTTCATCTTTTATATGCTTAAATATTCTGTTGTTTAATGACTTAGCTACGGGACTTTCAAATGGTGTATTATATTTCTGTAAATAACCATGAAATCCCATAGCCCCCAACCCTAACGATCTCTCTCTTAACGCACTTATTTTAGCTTTAATAATTTCTTTCGGAGCATTGTCAATAAATACCTGTAATACATTATCCAAAAAACGAATTAAGTCTCTTATCATAGGAGTTGTTCTCCATTCATCAAACTTTTCTAAGTTTACAGAGGATAAACAACATACGGCAGTTCTTTTTTCGTTAGTTGGTAGATGTATTTCATTACATAAATTACTACCGTGTATCTTTAAACCTAATTTTTTAAGAGATTCAGGCAAATCTTTGTTAGCTGTATCAATAAAGTTTATGTAGGGGGAACCAGTTCTAAATCTGGCTTCTAAAACTCTTTCCCATAGTTTCCTAGCTCTTATCTTATCTCTAACCAAACCTGTGTGAGGATCTGTTAATTCTATGACTTCATCGGCTTCAAGACGTTTCATAAAATTGTCAGTTACATTAACAGCATTGAATAAGTTGAAACACTTACGATTAGCATCACCGCCAGTAGGCAACTTAAAATTAATAAACTCGATGATGTCAGGATGATCAATGTCCAAGTACGCAGCATAGCTTCCCTTTCTAGTTTTACCTTGTTTATATGCAGTCATTTGTGAATCAACAACTTTAAGGAATGGGATTGGCCCTGGAGCTTTATCACTGACTGCCCTTACATCAGACCAATGACCGCCAACCCCACCACCCTTTACAGACAACCATGCAACTTCTGTATTGTGTGCAATTAAATCTTCTAGAGTATCTCCTACATAAGTCAAAAAACAACTAATGGGTAATGCTTTAAATAATTTATTAGGCTTTGGTGCATTACTAAGAACAGGACTAGAAAACATAAACCATTGTTTACTAACATACTCATATATTCTCTGAGCAAAATCATAGTCCCCATCACAGTATGCTAATGATGCTCTAGCAAAAGACTCTTGTGGAGATACTTCTGAGCTTAACATATAGTAATCTCTCAAGAGTTGAGTTGCTTGTTCACTCAGCATTGTATCCCTAGTTATATCAATATTTATTTTGTCATACTTCATTACCAGTTGACTCCCTTAGTTTCTTTTAATAATTTAATCATGGCTTTCAAATACCATTCAGCTTTTTCTGCATCTTGCAAAGGTCTATCTTTATTCCACATCCTCATAATATATTTAAGTATATTACCTTGACAATAGGACATAGCTTCATGTTTACCCAACGTATCTACAATTACATCATAAGTTTCATACTTGCCTTTGTTATAATGTTCTGGGTGATTAACCATATCTTTATCTTTAAAAGGGGTTGCTTCTTCACCATGTACTTCTCCACAATCATCACAAACTTTAGTTCCTTCTTCCATTTGTTTACGAACATTTCCTAAATATTCTCCATATAAACTCATTATGCAGTGCCTTCAGTCTTAGTCCACCTACTTAATTGTATTACATTGTTTTCTGACTTCTCAAACTTTTCATCATCTATACCCATTTTAGATAATTCTTCACCCACCTTGTAAGCAAACTCAGGATCTGTATTCATTAAGTGAAAACAAGCTACCAATGCATGTGTTACTTCTAGAAGATAATCCGATTCATCATCATTTAATTTTTCATTAGGCATCATAACTGCATTAACATGTACAGTATTATCCCACTTGCCGTCTGAATTAAAATTAGGACGAAGCACTACAGCAGAATCATCTTTTTGTATAGGCACACCATCATTTTCTAAATCAAATATTTTCGTTTCCACAGTCATAATCAATCCTTAAAATTAAATTCTTGTTGTACTTCTCTCTTAACAATTTTGTCCATAACATTTCTAAACTTGTCTCCATGAACTTTATTAGACCTGTTAGGATTTCTAATTGTATCTTGCACTACTGGATTTCTCTCTTTTAACATGTGCTTACCCTTTCTTTTCATTTGGAAACTCTATAAATTTTTCTTTAATTAATTTATTAACTTTAGTTATCTCATTAATCCAATCGTTTGGTACTTCTTTTGTAGCATATTGAAACTCATATCTATCACACCAATCCGCATATGTAGTTTTAGAAATTTTGTTAATCTTTCTTCTGCTATTCTCAAATACAAATCGTATATCTAAGTTCGGATGCTGTTTCTTAATTAACAAATGTTTTCTCCTATCAACTGGAGTAAACAACCCTTTGGATTCAATAAGAATCCCATTAGGCAATATAAAGTCAGGTGTATATTTTCTGTATGCTAAATCTTCCCACTCAATTTTTAACGGTTCATACTTAGCTTTTACACCCTGTTCTTTTAACTGCTCTTGTATCTTTTTTTCTAGTCCACTACGAACCCCCCTTCTTCTAGCTGCAGCATATGCCTTACCATTAAACACCTCGTAACTCCGTATAACATACCATCGGAGGTATTTCTGCCCTCGATACTACTGATGGTCTTTCTTTTAGATTGGGCCAACACTCATTCCTGTAGCTACACCATCCACATTCCCGACATAACTTACGATTACCCGTGAGTTTTTTACGATAAGTTTCTGGTTCATCACTATAGACTCTACGAAAATAATTTTTATCTAACTCTTGTGCAAGTGTATTAGCTTTTTCTATATTGTGATCAACATTCAACCCCCATGCAGGTATGTATTTAAAATCTCCATTAGCTTTGTTAATAACCCACCAACCACCAGGCTTTACTCCACATGCCTTTGCATATCCTGCTAGTTGTGCTACATAACCAAAGCTATCATTCTCATACAAAGTGTTGTAGTCCTTGAACTTATTTTCATAAGACCAAGGACTAGCAGTTTTAACATCATCTACCTTACCGTCTATAATTAAGTCAGGTGTACCCTCAATTTTGTGGCTCTTTAAATTGAGAGTTACCTTTTCCCCATTCTGGTAATCAACACCACTTGCACTAAGTATGCCTTTGAATACAGACTCAAGTACATCCCCTATCATCATGTTAATTACAAAGTTTGATGTTGGGGGCAAAGCAGTCTGTGGTTTATTTTTATCAAACCATAACTGGCAGTATGGTCTACCTAAGTTTGACATACGCAATCTAAAATTATTATTGCTTTTATCCACAAACTGTTTTTTAAGTGAGTCTCTGATCTCATCAGTCACCCTGTCGATAATTTCTTCCGACATAATAGAATCAGTGTGTTTAACTTCCGATAAATATTTTCGGATTTTAAATTCAGCAGGGTGAGTAATCATTAAGCAGCTTCTACATCTACAAATTCATTGACAGTTTCCTTGTCCTGATCTTTCGATGCATCAGCATAAGCATTAGCAATGTAGCTATTGTATCCTGCAATCCACTCATTAAAATCTTTAAATGTATCTTCATCTGCAGGATGCTTTAGTTCAACAACACCTGAGTCTAACTCCACACTAGGTACATAATACTTATTCCCAGAAGCTATACTTCTTTCTTCTGTTCCTAATTTTAAAACCTTTTGTGGGAGTAGGTACTTCTGTTTGATCATCTCAGCAATAGGGCCACCCATAATCTTAAAGGCTTCCTTATTATCAACCTCATAAATAAAAGGTATAGGAGTAGTTGCCTTGTCTAAGGTAGCAGACTCTCCCTTTTCATTTACAGGTGCAGTCAATGTGATGTGACCAAACAACACTCGAACTCTTTTGATTGACTTAATCAAGTCCTTTTGATCTTGAGGCAAAGAGTTGTAATCCTCAATCCAACCACTAGGCTTACCACAATTAAAACCGCCAGTGTTATCTCTTAGATCCCCTTTCAAATCGTTTGCCATTTCTGTCTTGACAAACATACCCTTACCCTCTGGCCCTCCAGAAGTTAGATACCTCTTGTACATAAACTTCTGTTGGAACAATCTGATCTTAGGATTAGCATCATAAAGTTTTGTATCGTCAGGTAGTGTTAAACAAAAACTTCCTGCATCTACAACCTCTACTTTCTTTTTCTTACCCTTGATCTCAGTCTCACCCATAACTCCTGAGTGATCAATCTTCAATCGTGCAAGTGTACTAGTTTGTTTCTTAGTTTTAGTGTCAGCTTCCATGCCCATAGCTTGAGCAAGTTGAGCAAAGTTTGACGTATTTAATGTTGAAATATCTGTACTCATAAATTCCTCTCATAGTTCAGTTTGATTTAACCAATCGTTTCCGATCTTCCCTTCTAACAACAATGGCACATTTACTTCTATGCCATATCTAGCTTTGATTACAGCTACTAGATTCTTTTGTACATCCTTAATGATATCAATTACTTGTTGCTCTTCATCAGGATGAACGTCTACCACGATGGAATCGTGTACCGAATTTACCACACAACTCCTATGACCGTCAAGTTTATTATACAATTCTACCAGAACCACTGGCACAATATCGGCAGTGGCAAAAGACTGCACTGGATAGTTTTTAATCTGTGTAAAGTTTGTTACTGTACCGTCCCTTCTCCTTTGTGTATCAGGAAAAGCAAACTCCCTACCACTAGGTATCCGAATGAACCCATGCCCAACTGCCTGATTAGCTAGTTTCTTATGCCACTTGCCTATGCCTTTGTATTTTTCAATAAAGTGTTTGTAGTAAGTGGCTTCAGCTTCTGTCCTGCCATAACCTGTAGCACCATACAACGGGGCAAACGTATGTGCCTTTGCAACTTGCCTCGATGTGGGCTGTCCTGCATCTGATATAACTTTTGCAGTATAGCTGTGTACATCAAAGCCCTCTGTTACTTCTTTGATTGCAACTGGGTCTTGACTGAGATATGCTGCCACTCTAAATTCTAATTGGGCAAAGTCAGCTTCTAATATCTTGCCACCCTGGAATCGAGATACAAATACTTTCTTAACAGGAAAGGTAGAACCTCTGGGCATGTTCTGCATATTAGGATTAGCTCCACTAAATCTACCAGTAGCAGTGACATGCTGATTCAATCTTACATGTAAAAACCCGTCCTCTTTTACAAAGTCTTTTATACCCTCAACAAAATTCGATAAGTAACTTGTAATAGCTGATAGCCTTCTAAGTTTAGATAAGAACTCTGATGCTTCTGTCATGTCCCGACTATTAGCAAATCTCTCAAGTATTTCTAAGTTACCTTTAGATGTGCTAAACCCACTAGCACTAGCCCACTTTGCATTAGGGGGATTGAATTTAAGTCCTGCTACCTGATTCGTTTCTTCATACACAAAACCAGAACCACCACACACATTACATTTAGTAGGTTTCTTAAATGGATTGCCATCCTTTTTTGTTTTGTAGAA